TGACAATCTCTAAACGAGATGATGCAGAAGTTCAGCGGAGGCTCCGCACACTGCAGTTGGATAACTTAGGTGTAGCGGAGCGCCCCGTTGCGCAGCATATAAGGCCTATCTTACCAAAGATTAAGGCGTTGTATCGCAAAGCACGGCTACCGGCCGGATTGGAAAAGCTTGAGTCAAGCAATCTTGTGAAGTTGTTCTGGCCCAGAAGCGTGTACATATATCAGGCGCTGAAGAATCGGTGCGATGCGTTCGCTAATGTATCTGATGTGCCTGAGTATAGTGTACCTATGGATCTCAGTCATCCATGGAAGCAATCAACGAAGCACAAGTTCGATATATCTTTGCCTAGAAACCAAAGGGCTCTGAAGAAGGGTGCAGGCTTACCAAAGTTTGGCCCGAAGCGCGATAACTTAGCCGCAGCGGCCGAGTACGTGCATCAAATCAAAGCCGCCAGAGGAACGTCGAAGATGTATTCGATTATGCCTGGCTATCGTACACAGCAGTCTCATGCACCTGACTGGATAGTGAGGCTGGTCTGGCAAGTTCCAATCAGCACTTGGTATATGGAGTGCGAAGCCTACGATGATGCGATCACGAAAACTATTGAGGCAAATATGGGTGATAGCAATGAAATTAAAATTTTCTATGCTGATAAGACGAACATCCACTCTTGGATCAAACATCAGTGGTCTGACATTATTGAGTGGGTTAATCTTGATGCTACTCAGTATGATAGTACAGTACGTGCAAACGAGTTGGCAGCTTGCGTACGCTATTTTGCTCCTGACTATGGGAGTACTGAACAGCTTATCGAGTACACGTCTACATCGAACCTTGTTATGCCTGAAGGTGATATCGTTAGGAACGGCGGAATGCCATCTGGATCTAAACTCACTAATCTCGGAGATGGTTGGACCAATGTCCATGACATGTACGAGTCGTTCTCGCGAGCTAAGCTCGGCGGGCAGATTAAGTGCATCCTCGTTAATGGAGACGACATCACAATCGGACTTGGAACTAAACTCCGGGAAGGAAACCTCAAGTCAGTCAGCGAGTACAGCCGACGTACCATCTCGATCGAGAAATCGATAGTTGGTGCGTTTGTTCAAAACTCCAAGTGGTATGCTGATGAGAATATTATCACGCGTAGTCTGTTTAGGGTCTTGAACTCAGCCATGTTCAAGGAGCATCAAATTAATCCGATCACAGGCTCGAAGGAGTATGTGGCCATAGCGTTGGCACAGCAACTTGAGGATTTAGCTATGCATCCATTAGCAAGTCAAGTGCTCCCAATGATTAAGGCAGTGGATAAGTATCCAATTTCTGGGTTCACTGACTCTGAACTTCGATCTGCTGCGGAGGCGTACCTGGATGATCATAGCTATGCAGAGTGGATGGGCGATGCTTCTACTCTTGTTTCCACCCTGAAGAGGGGTGTGTACGCTACAACCTGATGTTACTAGCCTAATTGGGCCGCCCCAAGCCAACTGCGGCT